GTGATCAGGAATTTCGCGGTCACCGTCTCGCCGCTTTCGAAGCTGACGCGATAGTCGTCGATAGTGCCGGCCAATGCATTCGCCTTGACCCGTGTTTCCGCCGCCGACCCGGTGAAGACCCCCGAACCGCTGAGCGAAACCGAGCGGACACCGGCGCCGGTCAGCAATTCGCGCCAGCCGCCCGAGCCCTGGTTGGTCACCACGACGGTTTCGGCGTTGATGCTCATCTGGGTGGTGCGCAACCCGGCCACTGTCGTGAAAACCGGTGGCACCGCGCCGTCCCCCACCTTCAACAAAAAGGCACTGCCCTTTTCAATCGCCATTTTCTTACCCTTTTCCTTTTTGGTTCAAATTTGCAGCTCTCACGCTTCGACCGTGCGCAAGCGGAATTCAACGATCCCCTGCGACCAGCCCTCGGCATCGGTCAGCACCAGGCTTCGAACCAATCGCGACGACACGAGGCGGTTGCCGTCACGTTCGCCGGCAAGGCTCGCCAGCCGCGTCTCGACAGCCCCCATCAGCGTCTTGACCGGCGCCGCCCCTGGCCCCGCATCCCAGACATTAACGGCGATACGGTGTTCATGGCCGGCTTCGGTCTTCGTGCTCCAATCGGTCACGATGTCGCCGCCGATCACCAGATAGGGCGATGCCGCATCGGGTGGCGGACCATCGTAAACGCCTGTCACGCCGGGAATATCGGCCAGGGCAGCGGCCACCAGGCGCTGCGCGGCAAGGCTTGCAGACATCGATCAATCTCCTGTTGTCAGGCCGGCAAGACGCGGGTCGGCAGCCCTGCGGCGGGATCCGAAGGCGCGCGCCAAAAGGCCCCGGCCGCGCAGCCAGATCCTGCCCGGCGCCTGCTCGACTGCAACTTCGGGAAAGCGCCTCGCGGCATGGTCGGCGACATCGGCAGTCGCCCGTGCCACCGCCTTCTCCGCCCCAACCGTTGCAGCCGACGCGAGGGCGCGGACGATGCGATCCGAATTCATCAGGTGCGCGCTTCGCAGCGCAGCACGATCCGGTCGGGCTGGCGCGGGTCGCGATCGACCCCCAGCACCGCCAGGATGTGGCTGCCCCAGATCAACCGCGACGCAAGCCCGATATCGGCGACCGGTCGCATGGTGACGCGCCAGCGCCGCGTCGATCGCCGCGCCTCGGCCTCGACACCGCGCGCGCCATTTGCCGCATCGGGCACGACCGCTGCATGGACAGCGCCGAGCGCCTGCCAATATCCGACCGATGCGCCATCATCGCCGCGCGCATCGATCCAGGCTTCGATACCGACGCGTTCGCGCAGGCCTCCAGCAAAATCGTCACCCATGTGATTACTCCTTAGCGCAGGCGCAGCAGCCGCCACGGGCGCCACAGCGCCGCAACCGCAGCAGGTGGAGCGCCCGCATCGGCGGCGTCGCGGTGGGTAAAAAGATGCGCGACCAGCCGGATCAGGCCCTGGCGCAGCGGTTCGGGAATATCGTTCCAATCGACCGCAATCCCGGCGCGAAACCGTACCGAAGGTGCCGCAATCGTCGCAGGTTCGGACAGGCTGAGCCATCCCGTCCCGGCAATGTCGATATCGCTTTCGAACGCAGCCGCCGCAGCGACGCCGCCGGCCCCGTACAGGCCGGTGATCGCCGTGACCGGCACCGGCGCCAGCCGCTGCCAGCCGCTTTCCGCGGCCAGCCGCTGCTCGCCTTCACGCACAATCAGCCACTGGCCGGTAAACGCCTCGCAAAGCGCCATCGCGGTGCGGATGAAGCCGGCGATCAACGCATCCTCGTCGTCGCGATCAAGCCGCAGATAGGCCTTGCACTCGGCAAGGCTGACCGCCATCGACCCCTTGTCGATCATCGTAACCAGCCCCGCCATCATCGGTCCTCCACCCGCACGACCAGCGTGCGTTCATCGGTGCGCCCGTCCGAAGTCCCGACGGTGTTGGTGACATGGTAAAGACAGCCGTTGCGGCCGCCCGAAAGCGTTGCCGTCGTCCGGCCGGGTTCGATCGATTGCGCTTCCACCACGATCGTTCCGGCGCCATCCGGCACCACGCGCCATGCCGACGCGGTTATTGTCTGGTTCACCAGATAACCGGCGGTCCAGTCGACTGCATAGTCGACCAGCGCCGCCGGATCTTTCACAAAGATCGCCACGGATCATCCTTTCGTGCTCGCCTGCGGCAAATTGCCGGGCCCGGTCCGGCTGGATCGGGCAATGCGCCTGCGTGGGGCTTCAAAATGCGCCTTCGCGGGGCTTCAAAATGCGCCTTCGCGCAGGGCCGAATGCATCCGCCCAATCAGACCGGTGTGGCGATCTCGACGCTCCAACTGGCAATGCTGACCAGGCCGCCGAGCACCACCGCCTGCGTCGGGCACGTCGTCACATACAGCAGCCGGGATCCGGCCACATCGAGCAGGGCGACATGATCCGCGGTGCCGGCGGTCAGCACCGCCAGCCCCGATCGCGCCGCAACACTGACCTTGCGGCCCGACACATCGCCGGCGGCAAGGGTGAAATCGGCGGTCGTCATCACCGCTTCGGCCAATCGGCCGGCAAAGGCGGCGGCATAGGTGGCGGGTTCGCCGTTCAACGCCACCATGCGCGTTGCGCCGCGAACGATATTGAGGCTGCCGTCGAGCACGTCAGTGCTTGCGAATTTTCCCATGTCAAAGCTCCTGTTCGGTTTGGGTGATGAAGATTGCGCGGGCGTCGCTGCGAACCAGCAGGGTCTGGTCGACCCCGGCCGCCATGTTCGGCAGCAGCCGCGCCGCGGCGCCGATCAGCACCAGCCGCGCCTGACCGGGGGCGAGCAGCAGCGAGGGATCGGTCGCATCGAGCGCCGGCGACTGGCTCGCCAGCCGGAACATTGCCAGGTTCGGCGTAACGTCCCCGGCCCAGCCCAGCAGTGCCGGCGATGCGCGGCCGGCCAGCAGCGTTGCCGCGCCTGCCAGTGACGTGCTCCAGCCGGCAAGCGAAGTGGAAACCGTTTGCAGGTGCCGCGTGCCCACGGGCAGTGTCGGCAAGGCAAGGCCCGCCTGGCTGAGCGATGCACGGTGCAAATGCCGCGCGCCCTGGCCGGTGAGGTCGAAAACAATCGCTTCCAGCGCACCCGAGGCCCCGTTCATTCGCCGCGACTTGCCGATCAGGTCGCGATCGCTGTTGGCGCGGATGATGCGGTTGAGGGCCGGCGATGCCGCCGTCGGCGTATAATTGCCGCCGCCGGTGTTGGCCGGGTTGGCGTTATAAGACCGGTCATCCGCCCAGTTCGGATTGGTGATGCTCTCGAACTGGATGCTGCGCGGGCCGACCCCGTCCCTGCGGAACGCGCTGACGCTGCCCGAGCGGCCACAGTCGACATGCCCTTCCATGTTGCAGCCGTTGTGCTCGGCCCAGCATTGAACAAGCTGCGGACGATAGCCCCAGGGGGAGGTGCCGGAGCGCAAGACGAGGGTCTCAGGGTCGATGAACTCGTCGTGCTTCGAGGCGTTGCGGTCGACCGCATTATTGCGCATGACGTTGTTGAACGTCTCGTTATAGTTGGTTGCGATACTCGCCAAGTTGCTAACGGCCGGCTCATTATAGAACATGTTCCAGCCGGCACCGGCGGTCGTGTTCCCTTCGATGATGATCTGGGACATGACAACGACTTCGTTTTCGCCAAAATCAAGCATGGAGCCTTGATCGCTGGATATATATTCAAGCAGGTTGTTCATGATCAGGAAGCGGCGATGGCTATCGACACGCGTGCCAGCGATCGCGGCTGCGACCGAATAGGTGAAGAGAAACTTGCCGAAAATGTAACGGCAGTCGTTATAGGCTGCGACAATATCCTCCTTGCCTTTGTAAAGGGCGGAGTTGTTGTGCATGCCAAAGCCGACCGCGCCCACGCTGGTGGTGCCATCCTCGGCTGATCCGATGAACCGATTCTTGACGAACACGACCCCGTCGATCTGGCGCGAGACTTCATTGGCGCGGATGAGGTGCGGCGCGTGGGTGCTGGCGGAATAGCCGAGTTTCCAGGCTGTACGCCAGATTTTCGAGCGCGTTACCCACCAGTTGGAGGCTTCGGCAAGCGACACACCGCCGGTCAGCGGCGACACGGTGGACGCCGCAAAGCCGGATTTGGCGCGGATTTCGACATTGTCGAGCCACTTGTTGTTGCAGATGAACAGCGAAGCCTCGCCCTGCTCAAGGGTCATG